CAAGCTTTGTATTCATTACAAATCAAAACAATATTAGAAATGGTTGGAAGGCCCTTACACAAGATTTATTGTGAGAGCATGACACGCAGAAGTAACTACACAGTTCAATGCAGAGCTAAGGGTAACTTGATGAAGTCAGGCAAGTATCGTTGTAAAAATCATGGTGGCATGTCTTTACCCAATGGACAGAAAACCCTTGATGGTAAGATCAAGGCAATGATGAACTTACGACCATTTAAAAACAAAACGTATGATGAAGTTAGAAAAATACTCGGACAAAATTTTGGAGCAACTCCAACTGGGAGCACCACTCACCAAGATAGCCAAGAGCAAAGACATGCCTGGACTATCGACAATATACAAATGGATGAGAGAGAGTGAGAAGTTTGCTAACGACATAACTGAAGCAAGAAGGACTGGAGCTCAGACCTGGCTTGATACAGCTATGGAGATATTAGATAGAGAAGATATACCACCGCAACAGTTTCAGATAGTACGAGAGAAGCTGCATCATATCAGGTTCATAGCAAGTAAGCTAATCAGTCTTTATGGTGACAAGAGTGAGGTCAAGCAGACTGGGGAGAGTAGCATAGTTATTAAGTGGGAGCAGCCTGATGATGGGTTTTTGGCACAAGAAGCACACACTCTCACGGGCACGACAAGGAGCTCTGAAAAATCGGCAGTAATCGTACCGAGTACGGGCAGACTAGAGAATAATTAAGGCGTAGCCTAGAATAATGGAGGATTGTGTAGCCCTCGACCTTTTTTTTGGCTCTACACGGACCTCGACCACCCCCAAAACGGGGTGCATCTATTATATATATATACATGGGAATTTAAAACGGACAGACACACATGGAACCAAAACCTGACGTAATAGCAGCAGTTTATTATGACGAAAACAAAAAGACCGTAACAGTCGAGTTTTCTAAATTTGCAGATGAGTGTGCGGCTATGCAAGCTTGTGATTTCTTAATTAACTTGCTGGACCTACATAAAGCAGAAGTGCCGTTTGATAGTACCTTGCATTAATGAAAACGATAACGATACCATATAGCCCACGGCCACAACAAATGAAGTTGCACGCAGCTTTAGATAAGTTTCGATTTGCTGTATGCGTTATGCACCGTAGAGGTGGCAAGACAGTATTTAGTATTAACCATTTGATTAAGGAAGCTCTAACCTCACAGCATAAAGATTTTCGAGGTGGTTTCTTTTGTCCAACTAGGGTGCAAGCAAAACAAGTTGCCTGGGATATGGTGAAAGAATATTCCAGAGTAGTACCTGGAATGAAATATAACGAGACGGAGTTGCGGGCCGATTTTCCCAACGGTGCTCGGATAACATTATTTGGTGCTGAGAATATTGATAGTGCCAGGGGCCTGAAGTTTGATCTCATTGTAAACGATGAGTATGCACAGATGGATCCACGGATGTTTACTGAAGTACAACGGCCAGCTATCTCGGACCGCTTAGGAAAGATTGTGTTCATTGGTACACCCAATGGCATGGATGCCTTTTACCATCTTTACGAAGATGCTAAGGGTAACGAGGAATGGTACACTTGTCTATTTAAGGCTAGTGAAACCAAACTAATACCACAGGAGGAATTGGACTCTGCTGCTAAGTTGCAGACTGAGGACCAATACAACCAGGAGTTTGAGTGTTCATTCACTGCAAATGTCTCAGGTGCCATCTATGGTAAATTTTTAGAAAAACTAGAAACGGAGAAACGCATTGGTAAATTTCCTTACGACACTGGCTACCCAGTTGATGTCTATTTCGACTTGGGGGTCTCTGATCAAACGTGCCTTCTATTCACTCAAACGATTGGTCGAGCACTATTCGTCATTGACTGTTATAGCAATAGCAATTATGGCCTTGATCATTATGCTCAAGTAATAAAAGACAAGAACTTTTTAATACGGAATTATGTATTCCCCCACGACATAGCGGTCCGTGAAATGTCCACGGGCCACAGTCGGCAAGAGTATGCCTATCAATTAGGCATGCGGCCAATAAAAATCTGTCCCAAGCTGCCTGTTGAAGATGGGTTGCATGCGGGGCAGATGCTGTTGTCTAAATCATTTATTGATCGGGACAACTGCAAACCATTTCTTGATGCTATGAAATGGTACCACCGTAAATATATGGATCGAGATAAAACTTTCACTCGGCCCGTACACGACTGGTCTAGTCACTATGCCGATTGTTGGCGTTATGTGGCTATAGCCAATAAAGAACTAGATTTAAACCAACTACGACCACCGCAGAAAGAAGCTGCGGGGTTACACTATAATCCATTGGAGATGTAATATGGGATTTTTAAAACCAAAGACAGTAGTCATGCCAGCTGCGGCACAAAAACCAGTTGAAGATAGCTATGTGCCACCACCAGCTGCCACCATTGAAGATACTTATGAAGTAGAAAATGAAGATGGTACTACTACTGAAACTACAGCAACTGCTGAAGCACAGAAAAAAATTAGAAAAAAGAAACAGGGTATGAGCAATACTATTTTAACTTCTACCCAAGGTGATACTTCTGAAGCTAATATTTATAGCTCTACACTTTTATCTTAAAAATTATAAGGAGAATATTATGGGAAAAATGATGAGAAAATTAGTAAAGCAAATGGTCGATAGTGGTGCTTTAAAAAAAGTAGCTGAGGAAAAAAAACTACCTATACAGCAAATAGCTAAAAAATCTAAAGACAAACCTAAAGACAATATTGCTGATCTCAAAACAGATACAAACGTTAAACCAATAGAAACAGACACTGTTTTAAGAACAAAAAAAAATAAAAAAAATAAAAATACAATAGTGCCGCTAGATGGTGAAGGCACCTCACTATTAAGTTGATAGATATTAAACCTAATGATAGTTACGAAAAATTATTTAACTATCTAACATTAAATAAATATAAATATTTAGAAGATCATAACGAAATTATATATTACGCAAAAATATTTGAGTTTGTCCGCAACAACGAAACTGCTGGTTTTGTGTGGATGTATCAGATTGAAACTAACGTCTACCATGTGCACATGCATATTGGCACTGCACACCAGGGTAGAATTTTAAATCGGCATGTCGTTAATAAGTTTTATCGATTTGCTACAGAATTAGGAGCTGAGTTATTAGAAGCCAGCCCTATTAATAAAACATTGATAGATTTATATACCCGTATTGGCTGGCACAAAGCTAGCCGTAATACCGCAAGATTAAATCTACCTTATGTGTGGAGAAAATAAATGAGCAAGATAATAAAAAGTGCTAAAAAGAAAATTATAAACATAGTAGACAAAGTTGTAGACGTTGTGCCTGACGCACCAACTGGACCTACAGCTGAAGAAATTGCAGCTGATAAAGCTGCCGCAGACAAAGTTGCAGCTGATAAGGCCGCTGCCGACAAAGCTGCTGCTGACAAAGTTGCAGCCGATAAAGCTGCTGAGGAAGCTGCTGCCATAAAAGCCGCAGCCGATGCCGCTGCCGCAGAAAAAGCTGCCGCAGATAAGGCTGCCGCTGACAGAGCTGCCGCTGAAAAAGCCGAGCTTGGAAGAGTTAATGCAGCTAATGCAGATTCTGCTGCTGGAGCTTCTGCTGAAATAACTTCTGTTGGTAATGCTGAAGCTGTTGCTAATAAGAAAAAAGGTCGTAAACCTTTAATTAAAACTGCTCCTAAAGGTGTCCTTGGTGATCCTGTAGTTTATAAACCAACATTACTAGGTTAAATGTACGGTTCATCAACCATGCTCAATGCACCAATGAAATTTGCAGCAGCAACTGACATGACCAAAGGTATGAAACCCTTGCAAAAAAAAGGCAAGGTTTTTACACAAATGAATAATCTGTATGGATTAAATGCTATGCGGCAAGATAAAAAAACTTTGATGGGTAAAATATGAAAGCTAACGAATTAAAAGCACAATTTGAAAAATTAAAAACTACTAGGTCTAACTGGGAAAGTCACTGGCAAGAAGTAGCTGACTATTGTTTACCTCGTAGAGCCGATGTTACCAAATCAAGAAGCAAGGGAGATAAACGAACAGAATTTATTTATGATGGCACAGCTCTTCACGCACTTGAATTGTTAGCTTCATCACTCCACGGCATGCTGACTAACTCAGCGTCACCATGGTTTAGTATGAGATACAAAGATGAATCTTATGCTTCTGATGAAGAGGCCCAGGAATGGCTAGAGTCTGCAACTCGTACTATGTACACTGCATTTGCACGATCTAATTTCCAACAAGAGATCCACGAAGTTTACACGGACCTCGTGGCTTTCGGAACATCTTGCATGTTAATTGAACCTGATGAAGAAAATATTTTAAGATTTAGCACCAGGCACATTAAAGAAATCTATGCCGCAGAAAATCACAAAGGCATAGTCGATACCATCCACCGTGAGTTTAAGATGTCAGCAAGAGCTGCGTTTGCTAAGTTTGGTGATAGTTTACCAAAACGCATGATTCAAACTGCTAAAGAACATCCTTACGAAGAAGTGATGCTATATCATTGTGTAAAACCTAATGACAAAACCAATCCATATAAAATGGATAACTTGTCAATGCCGTTTACATCAATCTATTATGACAAAGAAGATAACCAAGTTATCTCAGTGTCAGGCTACAATGAGTTTCCTTATGTGGTCCCACGTTGGTTAAAATCATCTAGTGAAACTTATGGTCGTTCACCATCAATGTCAGCATTGCCTGATATTAAGATGCTGAACAAAATGTCTGAGACTACGATCAAAGCTGCACAAAAAATGGTCGATCCACCCCTACTCGTACCTGACGACAGTTTTGTCTTACCTGTACGCACACAACCTGGCGGTTTAAATTTTTATCGATCAGGTAGTCGTGATCGTATTGAACCATTAAACATTGGAGCCAACACACCAGTAGGTTTAAATCTTGAAGAACAACGTAGAGCTGCAATCCAACAAACATATTTTATTGACCAGTTAATATCTGAGCAAAGCCAAAGAATGACAGCTACAGAAGTTATGCAACGTAACGAAGAGAAGATGCGGATGCTAGCACCTGTCCTGGGCCGTTTACAAGCTGAGATGTTAAAACCATTAATTGATCGTTCATTTAATATTTTAGTTAGATCAAAAATGTTACCTGAGCCACCAAAACAATTACAAGGTCAAACAATTGATATTGAATATGTATCACCACTAGCACGTTCTCAACGTTCAGGTGATGTACAAGCTATTATGAGAACTATGGAGATGATTGCACCGTTAAGTGATCGTTTACCAGTTATGGACCACATTGATCCTGATATGTTAGTGAAACATATTACCGATGTTTTAGGTGTCCCTCGAAAAGTTTTACGATCAGATCAAGAGATCGTAGAAATAAGAACCCAACGAGCTGAAGCTGAACAGGCTGCTGCCGAGCAACAAGAACAGATGCAAGCAGCACAAATGGCCCAACAAGCAGCTCCGATGGTTAAAACCCTAACAGAAGGAGAATAAGATGGCTGATGAGCAACAAAATCAGAATCAAGAACAACAAGCTTTGATGAAAAATCTCACTGAAGCTTACCAAATAACATTTGGATCTAACGAAGGCAAAAAAGTATTAGACGATCTAGGTCGTAGATGCTTTGTCAATAGCACAACTTATGTACCAGGTGATGCTCATGCATCGCATGTAAACGAAGGTACGAGGTCAGTGTATTTATTTATACAAAATATGATTAACCATAAGGAGAAATAGATGTCAGAAGAACAGACAACTGTTGCCGAGGAACAACAAACTCCCACGCAATCTGAGACACCCACATCACAACCAACAAGCTTTATTGATAGCTTACCTGAAGATATTAGAGGAGAAGCATCATTAGCCAATATTAAAGATATAGACCAATTAGCTAAAGGTTATGTCCATGCACAACGTATGGTCGGAGCTGATAAAATTGGTTTACCTAATCAACACTCAACTGAAAACGATTGGAACGAAATATACAGCAAGCTAGGTAGACCTGAAGCTGCGGACCAATACGAAATCCAATACGAGGTACCAATAGAAGGTATGGAAGCTACTAATCTTCCAGGCTATCAAGAAGTAGCTCATGCAGCTGGCTTAAATAATGCCCAAGCACAAAAACTAATTGATTGGTATTCAGGATTAGAAAAAGACAGTTTAGAGTCTGAGTCAGTTAATGCTGAAGCAGCTCGTGTAACCGCAGAAACAGACCTAAGACAAGAATACGGATTAGCTTATGATAAGAAATTAGCAGCAGCTGACGGAGTATTTTCTAAATTTTTTGGTTCTGACTTTGCCCAAATTAAACTTGAAGATGGATCATTGTTAGGTGATAACGCCCAATTCATTAAAAGCCTGGTAAGTTTATCCAGTAATTTTAGTGAAGATACCGTTACTGCCGATCAAACC